CCTTTGGATAGATGAAATTGGATCTTTCCAAAATACGCCCAGAAAGAGTTGCCGCATCAGTCGAACTTGTCAATGTTGTCTCGAATTCCTGTTCTTTATATTGCCTGTAACGTGCCTGTATTTCTGCTTCCTGGCTGTCATCTGTATATATTTCTGGCGTTTTTGCCTGGATATCTTCGTTGTATTTTACTTTTACACTGGTCAAATATTCAGCCGATTCATAATCAATCGATATATCATCAAGCAATTCATCTTGTGAGACCTCTCTGTCAAGCAATCGTGTTGAATTGAATATCCGGAATGTATAACGGCCATCATTAAGGACTTCAAAAACTCCATTATTATCGACACATATTTGCTCTATAATATCGGCAGCAGTCATGAGATTACCTTTCCCGATCCATACCCCGCTGTCTGCAACTTTTGTGGCCTCTGATTCCCATTCGGCTATATTATAATAATTGGTGTTATATGTTACTCCCTCATAATTTTCTAAAATGTCCGAAATGATGTCTAACCCATTTGCAACAGTCGGGACGCTGAAGGATACATACAGGTTCCTTTCTGTTGAATCGCTTGTAAATGTTCCATCTGTTACGGTTCCTCCATGGGATACAGTTCCACCATCTTTGTCAGTTACGGTTATTGTAGAACCTACGGCATTATATGTTGTATCGCAAAATAACCAGGTTTCTGTCCCTCCGGTATCGGTTACTTTATATGCTGGTGCCCGGACAATCGATCCGAATGCTATCGGGATAGGTGTCCCGTTAAGTTTGCTATCCATGTCAGGATAATCAGAAAGAGACAGTATATTTATAGGCAGTTTTCTTGTCAGGAGTTTCCGCTGATCTGCGACGTTTAGGGTGAATTCTGTAAGGTCATGTGTAAAGTCTTCTACACGGCCAGTATACAATGTTTCGAATTCAGATATATCAAGCCCTTCGAATCCGATAGAGATTCTCACCGGCTGATTATACAGATCCAATGTGGCGAAATTATCAAAATATCCATTCGTATTATCGAATGTGATAGATCCTCCGCTATATTCGATTATACCAAAAAATAGCGGGTCTTTTGATTTATTGAGGTTCGGGATCGATTTAATCAGATCATTGTAATACACATTTTGGTAATAATTATTACTTACATTATCGCGCCCATATATGAACCCGATTGCTGCTCCGAGGGCAATCCTCTTGAATGCCCATGGAGGTTCATATAAATCGAAATGGATATACAAATCCGTGGTATCCTCATCATAATACCAGGATTTATTTGTTGACATTACGTTGGCAACATCGGCTACTTCAACATATAATTCCCCGTCGACATTTGTTGATTGTATATTATAATAAAGATCATTCTGAGTATCCCAATAAGCATAATTGCTATTATCATCATAAAACAATCCAGACCCTGGAGTAAGTCTAGTAAACCAGATTCCTGACGTATTATTTATCCATTTGAAATAGTCAAGAGGGACATCTATTTCTACTATTGTGAGTTTTTGGGATTGTGGTTTCGTTATTTCATTTTCATAAGTCACAATCATCTGCCTCATGCTGATAGATTATGGGGTAACAGGTCCTGGAATAAATGTCTATTCCTTCGATACTTCCGATTCTCAGGTAATTTCCTTTTTCATTTTTTAATGCCATTTACTCCTCCTTAATTTTAAAAGAATCCTACCGGATAAACTGCTTTTCTATACAAGGCGCTGCCATTCGATGTATCGTTTACAGATTTTTTATACAACTTATAGTCTGTAAGGTCTTAGGGGCCTGACTCAAATCCCTATAGATTATATCTAACTCGTAAGAGTCTCCAGAAATTATCTCAATATCATATTCACTCATTCACTCCCCTCAAAATTAAATTCAAATAACATGTTATTATGGTACACTTGGAGTAATTTCATCATAATTAGACATTATTTCTATCTTAAAATAGTTAGTATCACCTGAATTAAAGGTGAGATAAGTTACTGTTTGAGTGTTAACTCTATAATAATGTATCTCAATTTGAGTTGAAGAATATCTTTTTAAAGCTAAAATAATGCCCGGACCGAATGTTGAATAAACGAGTTGTCCTTCACATGCAAGTGCATTACCGACAGTAGAAACCCAAGATGAAAAAATTGTGAACAAAGTTCCTCCAGTTACATTTGTATTTACATAATATTTTTTAAACTTAACAAAATTACCAAAAGCAACCCCAGCTCCAGCCGTTTTCTCCGCTATTGTATCTACATACAGAACTTCATCGATTGTTACACCAGCATCAGTCGTTTTCTCCGAGATTGTATCTACATGCAGAACTTCATCGATTGTTACACCAGCCCCGGTCGTTTTCTCTGAGATTGTATCCAAAGATAGTTGCTTTGGAAACGATTCGTCCTGTAAAGCTGTTTTTTCTTGATATAATGTCCCGCCACTATCCTTATACATAGAGAAAAATGCCCTATCATTAACGTTCGTCGGGTGATACCATCCTTGTTTAGTGTCACTCCACGTAGGTACGGTTCCCGAATATGCGAATTCGCCCTCAGAGTCATCATAATACATGTAGAATTCCGATGATGTTGATATCCCGGCATATCCAGATGGAGTCTCGTCCGCTGTAGCTACTTGATACAATGCCCCATTGCACTCAAACCATGATCCAACTTTAACATCTGGGGCATCATCTGTACCATATTCTGATATTGTTACACTTGACTGTCCTAGCCTGGTAACGTCCAATGAGTTCATAAACGATGTGAAGTTGTTATCCCCTATGCCATAATCACTTATTTCTGTTATTGCCATATCATTTTTCCTCTATATAATTTATGCCACATGCATAATAATCTGAGTTTATGAGTAGGGTGAATCTCAATTCATCCTGATCAATTGTAACATAATAGATATCCAGATCGATCCCTTCTGAATCGAAATATATAAAAAACGGTGTTGAGTGGTCTAGAGATATGAACATTGTTTCAAGACTTGCTTTCTGGGTATATGTCACTGCAGGAAAATTCGTTATGAATTTATAATATGTATGCCTTTTATCTCCATATGATTGACCTCCGGTAGATCTTGTTTTGACTGTGGCTGTCAACAATGAAGATGTAACCGTTGGTGCGATACCGGGAGTTGTATAATATGTCCCTATCCAGGCCCGACCGATCTCTATATACCCGTCTGTGTTTGTGGCATCGATAATTTGTATTCGCCAATATCGATATGACCCACCGGTGAAACGCTTATGCATTACGCCAGCATCATATGTAATCGTTTCGCTCACGGATGGAGATCCCCATGAGTCAGTAGCATTCCCCTGGATCTTTATGACTGTCGCCGATGCAGTTATATTGTGGCTTGCAATGACGGCACTTGTCACTGAAACAGCGGATCCACAATCAAAAACGACTTCAGCCGTTGTCGACGCCACTGTTCTATACAGCCTAGTCAATCTGCTATCAACAAGGTTTGTTGCGGGATAATTTGGATTAACGGAATTCGCAGTTATGGCGGCATCTTTGCATGTCTCATCATTATACAATATCATATGGCACCCCCCTTGCTGGATCTTACTACGCGGTTATCGATATATTCTTGCATAACAGCTTTAAAGGGTTTCCCATCTATCAGCAAGATAAATGTTTTCCCTCCTGAATTGCTTATTTCGTTGGCTCCATTGCTTGATACCGGTTTAACGGTTACCTCTTCCTGGCCTCCAATGTTGTCACCGACAAGCAATTTTGTCGGTCCCTTAGTGACAAAACTACCACCCTCGGCGGCGGCTGGCAATGGCTCTGATGCAGCTATCCCTATCTGAACGGCACCGGCGGCCCCTGTGATTGCGGCAGCTACAAGATTGTAGGGGAATGGAAGCTCTAGGGATTTTGCAACTCCTGCGGCAGTACTTAATATTGTCTGTAATATCGCCAATGCTTTTTCTCTTTTGGCTTCTTCCCTGAGTATCTGCTTTTTTTTCTTATCAGCAGCTTCCTTTATTTTAAGCCTGGCCAGTTCATCTTCTTTTTTCTTCGCAGTTTCAGCATCGCCTTTATCTTTGGCTTCCTGAAGCTCCCTTTCGAGCCTCCCCTTTTCCGTTTCTTCTGCCAATCCGGCGGCTTCAAGATCGGCTTGCAATTGCCTGTCGATTTCGGAGATAGCGGCGTCTGTATATGCTGTAAACAATGACCCTAGCGTCGATAAGAGCATTTCACCATCGCTTGATATTTGGTCAAATCCATATTCCCAGGCTTCTTTTGTTTTTTTAGCTGCGTCTATTTCGGCTTGTGCGATTTCTTCGGCTGATTTTTTCTGTCTTTCTGCTCTATCTATAATTGCTTGGGTATATAATTGTTCTTGAGTTAAATTTTGATTATATCTGTCTAAATCGATTTTGCTTGATATTGCATTTTGTTTGTCAACTTCTTTTTGTAGTGCGTTCCTGTCTTTGATCAATTCGTTGAGAAGTTGCTGGACCCCTACGATATCTCTATATTGCGCCCAGGTATCTATTTGCTGCTGTAGATTCTTGATTTCTTTTTCTTCTGATGACAATCGGCCTTGCCTGATATCTTCAAGTTTCCCTTGTGCGGCTATCTCCAAATCGGAATTGGCTTTCTTTTTGTCGGCAGCGTCTATTTCTACCTGAGCCAGAACCCTGGCACTATCGGCCGCTTTAATTAAAAATGAATCCTGTATATCATACGCGTCAATCACGTCCTGGATGCCTTTTACTACGTCTTTCTGGCGTTGGACTGTAGCATCGGCCGCAGCTGACTGTTCTTCGTTCAGGTTTATCATTGCTTTTCTGGCTGAGATTGCTGCATCCAGGTTTAAGTTCTCGAGTCTCAGTTGCTCTTTGAGTAAAACAACCTGGTTTTCCTCTGAATTAGATCCTTTATCTTTTAATTCATTTAATGCTTTTTTTACGGCATTTTGACGATCCAGATAATCAGCTAATTCGCCTGTAAGATTTGCATATAACGAAATTGCTTTTGTGGCTATTGGAAGTAAAGATTCTCCAAAGGCTTTCCCGAGATTTTCCGTTTCTGCTGCGGCTATTCTTGACTGATTTGCAAAAGAATCTTGAGATCGCGCAAAATCCCCAATAGCGTTTTTACTCTGGTCTTGTGCGATTTGAAGTGTGGCATAGGCCGCGGCTTGTCTATCAGTTTCGAATGTAAGACCCTTTTGCGTATTTTCTAAAACTCGAGCTTTAACATCTGCATCAAGAATTGATATACCTAAGGATTTTACTGATTCCCGCTCTCCAAGCAATGCTTTTGTAAGAGCGTCAGAGGCGCCTTTCGCGCCTCCTGAGAAGTTAGTAAATGACGCCAGATCAGCACCAAGTTCGGTTACCTGAATTGATAAATCTAATGCTGATTTCTGTGTAAATCCAAATCCTGTTAAAAGGTCTCCTGTGTCTGATAATAACTGCTTCGAGGCTGTTGATGATAATCCGTACCCATCCGCGATAGACTCTGCAGCTGTAGTAGCCATATCTTGTAAGCTACTAAATACAACATGGAATTTATTATCTGTCTCTTCCGCATCGGATGCCGCATCAAGAGATTCTTTTCCTATTTTGACAAGACCGGCAATAACACCGCCAATAGCTATAGGTCCAGCGAGAGCTTTAAATGTGCTGGTTAGCTTCTCGGCCGTACTGGCTGTCTTTCCTATAGACTTATCAACCTTGCCGAGTTCCCGGACTGCTTTGTCAACTTTTGCGTTTACGAGTATTTGCAGTTCTTCAGCTATCGCCACACTTTACCCCTTCTTGTTGGCCATCTTGTTGGCATTATATGTTCTATACTGGTCAACAGTGCTCTCGAAAATATCATATATCTGTTTTAAATAGTCCGGGATAGTCATATATCCATCGCTCCATGGCATCCCAAAGCGTTTATACTCGTTGTAAATCCGAACGGCTGAAAAGTATGTTTCAGTAAAATAGTTTTTTATCTCAGTCCGTTTTATAGAGATCCCGCTGAACAACAAAACATCCGGCATCTTTGCCGCCCATGACGACGGCTCATATGATCCCCAACCGTCCAAATCTAGGCTGAGGGCTGTCCTAAAAAAGGTTCGTCCACCTCAGGCGATGCGATAAACATGTTCAGTTCGATTTCACGGACCAGACCGGAAGGAACTCCAGAGGTGCTATACATTTTCGCGGCAGTATCTACTTTAACGGTCTCTTTCCCGCAGCGGATCTCGAGATTTTCAATGCTGGTAACGATAGCCCTTGTTATCCCTTCTTCATCCTGGATAATTTCAACCTTACTATCGACTTCACCTTTCAGCTTGTCCACTTTTACCGGGCGGGTATAAATATACTTTTTCCGTTCTCCGGGGAGAAGAAACCGGTGATTCACCCTTATCTGCTCATCGGCCGGTTTCTCTTTGTTCCCCCCGAATTCCGGGATATATGTATCTTTATTTTTAACTTCAAATATCATGAATACTCCTATACCGTCTTTTTAGGGAGACCGGCAGCCGTGGACGTTGACTCGATATAAACGGCGTCTCCGTTCTGTGTTCCGTCGTATGACCATCCTACGATATCACCACCGGATACGTTTATGCTCATACCTGATGCCAGGATCGGGATAACCATCTTCATACCGTGGATGTCGTCGCTTGATTTCCCGGTATCGATCGGTTTCATGACTCCGTGGAAGTAAAATGTTCCGTCAGTGATTGCCAATGCCGTGGTATCAGCCCCTCCGGTATCATCGGTAGAGACTTTAGCGAATCTTCCGATCAGCTTTCTAACCTGTGCGTTTCCGGGGATCAGTGACCCGCTTGCGCTCAATGCACCGCTTACCATGCCCTCAATAAACTCTTTCGAATTCTGGTTCAGTCTGGTAATTTCTGCCTGATCTTTCGACGGAGACCATGACCATTCATTTGCATATCCGACTTCCGTACCGTAAGCCGTCGAGCCTGTCGACGTACTCAGGTATAAAACACCCTCTCGCCCATGTGTGGGCAGTCCGTTTCCCATAATTTACCCCTCTTCCTTATTCATAATGATTGTTTCTATCAATAACCCCAATTTTACCCCACTTTGGAATAGGGTCTCTGGCGTTAATCTCAACGCAATATCATTTAATGATTCCAATATAAAGTCATATCCGAATGGCAGTTTTATTTTCTCTTTTTCTTCTAGAGATTTAACCCTCTCAACTTCTTCAAGCCATTTATTCGGATCTTCCATTTCCCCTCCTACCCCTTATTCCACTTGATGATAGCATCAACAATGAAATGATATGGATCTGTTGTTGATTCCCGCTGAAGCATCTTTTCAGATATACCGGTCACAATAACCATATACCCCCCTGATGTCTCGCCCATCTTCATTATTTTGTTTCTAAGATCCGTCCGAAGTCTGGCACCCCGTATTTTATTGGTATCCCATAAATCGAATTGGATCCTTGCCTCTCCCTGTCCAGCTGTATTCAGCTTTGCCCCTACTCCAGTGTCATCAACAAGCCAGAATACAATATATGGGCTGACGGCTTCCGCTTCGGTGGCATCCATCCAGTAGACACCATGGAACTTGGCGATAAAGGTGCTGTCTGATGTGAGGTATGTATAAACAACTTCCTCTATGCTGTCTGCCATATCAACCTCCTATACCGCTGAATGCTTTTTCGAAAAATGAGGCCCACAGCCTAATAAGGAACTTTCTTTTCGAATCTAGCGACGGTCTCATATAAGGTCTGGCCGCCATCTTTCGCGTCCCATATTCATGATATGGCGCATATTCAACATTCGTCCCCACTGCAACCTCATCGCCAGACACTTTGTAGTTAATAGAATCCCGGAGCCTCCCGGTATCCACAATGCTTTTCACCCGGATCGTTCGGACAACTTCTTTCTGCAACTCCACCCCGGCGGCCGGGAGAAACTGCTTGTTGATAGTCTTAAATATCTCGGGATATTTTTTGTGTTTGGCGCGCACCAGTTTGATATCAAGCATCACGTCACATCCCGGAGAAGTATTTTAACATGGTGATCTTTCTGCAATGTATTTTTCGGATGCATCACGATATCGAATGTATCACCATTCCACCGGCACCGGCGACCGGCAACGACTTCGGTACTTACTGCGGTCCAGGCTTTGTATTTTGCATCAAACCCCATCTTGCTATAGGAATTAACTTCATCGGCAGATAGAAGATTAACCGCGGCTGATATGCTCGCAGCAGACGAATAATCCGGTCCGGTAGACGTACTCCAATAACCTTTAGTCGAGGTGTCATGATCGAGAAGGATAATTGTTTCTGTGTAGAACCGTTCGATACTCATCTGTATTCCGGCCTCCGCCACTTCTGAAGCATGTTCATGATCGCCGTCGGATATGCATTCCCGCCGATGTATGTCACTGAATAATCGTCCAGCTTTTCGCTTTTGATGTCGCTCACCTTCGCATTGTCAATCAGGCTCCAAACCATTTTTGCTGCCGGGAGTTTCAGGGAATTCGGCCATTTCACACGGGATATCAAAACGCTTCCGATGTAATTATCATCTTTGGTGTCTCCCTGGTCCTGATCGATCAGAATACCGGTCCCAGACAACAACAGGCGGTCTGTCGATGCCGAACTGATTGTATGCAGCCCGACGTTGGCCCCGCCTCCCTGAACAACGATGTCCATACCAGACAGAAATCCTTTTTCGATAAACTCCGCTTCGGTATCGGTTATGTGGTCCGCCGTATCCGAGTCTCCACGGATAAATGCGAATGCACTCACCGACTCTTTGTAGACATATCCATCTGAGAAAGTATTATTGAGATATGAAAGAAGGTCATCTTCGACAATCGGCAGGAAGAACGCAATCTGTGTGTCATATGTCGATGCTGTAATCCCGAGAACACTTTTTACTTCTGCCGTTGTCATCAATGCCATTTATTTCCACCCCGCCAATTTCTCGTAGATGTGCTTAGCTTCTGATAGCGCACCTTCTGTTTTCCATTTGCTGATCTCGAGAGATTTGATTTGATCGTTGGCCTGATCGATGCCGAGCTTCATACCTTCCTGCCGCCCGGCAAGATACTGCATAGCTTTGGTAGGCTCATCGAATCCATACTCATACTCGGCCCGAAGAATCTCGCTCTCTTCAGGGAGAGTAATCTTGTAATTCTTCCCGTCCAGGATCCAGCCATGGATAATCCCGAGAACCCAAGAACAACTTGCCCGCTGGTACGAATATTCGGTTTCGTGTGCCATGTGAACACCGTAAAGACTGATATCTGTATATCCTTCTTCAAGGGCCAGCAGGATCATGTAAACAACAGTGTTGGTCACAAACAGATTTTCGCCCATTGCGTCAAGATGATACTTCTTCTTGATTGCCTCTCGCGGGTACGCCTCTGAGTTCGGGATCTGTTCATAATGATCTTGCATTATAACACGACCTTCGAATTCGTTGAGTCTCTGCATTACCGGGAGCTGGCCCCAATACCGCTTCGGATGCATTTCAAAACATACATCCATCCGGAGGACATCGGGCTTTGTAAGAGCCGTGTTTATCCCCCAGATGTCGTACATGTAATCATCATCGATCTTGAGGTCATACGGGGCATCTTTCGATGTGCTTGCTGTGCCTATAATACACAACGGCTTTTTGGGCCGCTGTGCGTTTTTTGTTTCCTTCAAAAACTACTCCTATGGCAATAGTATTGCTTCGATGTAAACAATTGTCGTGTCAGTCGTCGACTTCGTGATATTGATCTTGCTGCTTGAATCTTTGAATCTTGCCGTTTCAACAGGCCCGATTGCGTATTCCCCGGCGGCGGTTGTTAATATCGAAATATTGCCTACCGATCCGGCCGAGTATTTACCCCCGTCTTCGATCACGATTGTCGGATTTTTTACATCGGCCGGTCTGTCCAGAAGGATAACCAGCTTCGATGCATCGATCGTGCTGACATCGATGGTTACAGCGGCCGTCGAGCTAAGAATAACCCTCTTGTAAGCCGCAGCCGTGGTTTTGATAGCAAAGCTATCGGAGGTCACTTTTCTGATTGTAAGCGCGGAATCTCCTGCCATATTTTACTCCTTTACCTTATTAGGTTGTCAGTCCGCTGAACTGTGCGTAAACACATCCCAAATGATCCGGCCGGATTACTTTGGCACCGTATACATTGAGACCCTTGATACCGTCAGAGAAATAGGCTTCGAGTCTTACGGCTTCGATTTCTTGGAGCTGCATGGCAAACCCGATGGCATCCCTGGTTCCGAACATGATCCGGTAGTCAGTTCCGTCGTTGGAGACGTTGTTGGATTCGAAGAAGTCGAATCCCATAAAAGGAAAGGCTCCTGTGAACTGCTGGTTAACACTTCCGGGGGCGTCAAACTGTTTGGTTCCGTAGGTATACATACCGTAGCCGATCAGCTGCATAAACCAGGGCGGTGCAACACACCAAGGCCGTTCATGTGCATTCGACTCTTTGAGATATCTCTGCATATAGGTGATGAGGTCGGGCATCATATTGGCATACAGATTCAATCCGGTTGTCGAGCTTCCGAGATTGGTAGCGTTGGTAATACCGGCCTGACCGTAAAGAGATGCGATGTACTGATCGATGGTGTCACCCATAGCGAATGCTGCCTTCTTCATGGCTCCATCCATCAGTTTGACGTTCATCTGGGCCTTGTCGACATCCTTAATCTGAAATGCGAATTTCTTTTTCTGATTTACCGGGAATTCTTTCTGCGCGTCGGGGATATCCTGGAAAGTCACACCAGTCGATGTATAGTCACTTACAGTGATATCACCGATTTCGTTAACTTTCATTGCTTTCCCACCGGCGATCGTCCACGAGGTATCAACGACATTCTTAAAGACGAGTCTTTTATCCGTGTTGTTGATATATCTTGTAGACCACAATGTGGGTTTAAAAAGTTCAAAACTCATGTTCTACTCCTATTCTTTTAGGGCCAGATCCATCGCCTTTATTACCAGATCCTTCGGGATGGCATTAAACTGCTCGTCAGATAATTTCACCATATCTTCATAGCTCATCTTTTCAACAGTCTTCTGCGTGGTGTCAACGACTTTCCGGCCATACTTTTTGGCCTCCTGGTCTTTTACGGAGGCGTTGTCATCTTGACGGTCCTCAATGTATGCCTGAATGATAGCCTTTGTTTCCTCTTCATCTTTACCGATCAATCGGTCAAGCGTCCGGGGGACTCTCAGGTCAGCATCAATCAACATCTGTGTCGCCAAACTTCGGTTGTTTGCTAAAGATTCTTTCCGTTCAGCCTCATTCGCTCTGTTCTCGAGAGCAATAAGTCTTTCCTGGAGTTTTTCCTCTTCGGTCATTTTACTTTTTACAAGGTCGTCTTTCTCTTTCTTGATCTCGGCGAACTTGCTTTGGAATGTAGAATTCAGCTTCCCTGACGTCTCTTCGATCGCGGCTTTTACCGCATCCTGTACCATCTTTTCAGCCTCTTCCCGTGTAATAATGTTTTCCTGTTCAGCGGTCTGTTCAGCACCGCCAACATTCAATTCATCTGCCATTTAACTAGCTCCTCTAATTCCAATCTTTTCCTGTACTTTTTTTATGCTTATAGGCTCCATGTCGTTATCTTTACGAAACTCCATCAAAGCCAATTCCATGCTACTTGCCAGAATATAAACATCTTTCGCAAGCTTATTGACCTCTATCGAATACAGGTTATACCCGCCGCTCAACGATTTATATTCTGCTGTTCTTTTATCCAATTCATACCCCTTTGAAATTATACTTTTCGCCGAAGCGATTAGTTGTGATACCCTGACTTGTGGCCCACTGCTCAAAACTTTGATAAGGAGTCGTTCCCTCGTCTTTGAGCGCCCTAAGTTCAGGGCTTAATCCTGAAACCTCTCCGACCGATACACACCGACAATTTATGTCTTCAGATGCATCCCCGGTTCTGCGAGGCCCCGGAACTCCTCCGAACAAATCATATAATCCAGTAACGTTATCTTTCTGAGTCCCGTCTGCTGCTGCATGGCTGGCACGTGTCCGGCTGTCTAGCGTCGCGTCCCAGGTCTCAATTATTTCAACACCGTTCCCCCTGGCCTGATCATATGCAGCCTGTCCACCGAGTCCGGTACTGCGAAGTATCTCGGTGCGTGCGATTCTTTCAGCTGAACTATAGCTTATATCCAAAGCCTGTTGTATTCGCTTTGTCGCATTCGGGATAGACTCTCCCTGTATAATCGATTGCCGGACAGCCTGCCGGATTTTCTTCTGTGAATCCTTGTCGTAATTCACAAAGGCTTTTTCAAGCACGTTGAAATGCTTCTTCGCCTCTTTTGCGCTGATTACAGCCGTTAGGCCTCCGATATCACCACCGATCCCGGCAGCCGCCCTGACTGCTGTATCGTCGAACTGGCTCCACGATTGATTAACTCCGATAGCCTGATCCACTGACCACGCGTTATTAAAAAATCCGTCATCGAAAGCCTGGAAGCTCATGGTCTTAATTAACTCTTCGTTGTTATCCAAATATGGCGCCATTAAACTAGACAGCTGGTCCAATATCCCGGATTGGCGCATAAGCTGAGTGAGTTGCGCCTTTGTCGGTTCTGATGTTGTAAATCCCTCATATAGTTTTGCGAGTCTGGCTCGGATATCATCCATTGCCGATTTGTATGCCTTGGCAAGCTCGCTTGTTGTGAAATCCACAAGCTTGTCGGCGCGATCGAGAGCCTTTTTACTGTTTGTTCCGAGATCCCTAGACACTGGCATCTATCTTTATACTCCCGGCTGAATTTATCATTTTCCGGACAACATCTTCTCCGATGTCCGGGAATGCAACCATAATTAGATCGATAGCCGCTGATTTTGTAAGCTCCCCTTTGGAGACGCTTATTACAGTATCTTTGATAGCTGCTATCTGTGCCCCGTTAAGTGCTTTTTTCTGGATCTCATCACTTCCAGACATGAGAGGACCCGGATTAGACATAGACGCATTATCTGCCGTCCTGAATGGGTCTGTTTCTGCATTCTTCTTTGCTATTTCGGCCTCTGGATCAGGGATGAAGCTCATTTGTGCATACGCCGTTTCTTCACTCACGGCTGTAAGCAGCAGATTAAGCGTTTCGGCCTCGGCGTGGATGTCTCTTGGGAAATTACGCGTAAACGTGAAATCTAAAAGATAGGGGTTGATGTCGATACCCTGGAACTCTCTCCAATAGTCGGTAAGTAGGATATATTGCTGCCTAAGAGCTTTTTTAAACTTTCTCTCTGTCACGATAGAGCTGTTTTCCATAGGGAGCAGCGCTACTTGCCAGCCGATAACACGCATGTCGCCGCCGAACTCTTTAGACATATCGATTGATTTCGAAAATGTGTAAATGTTCTTTCTAATTTCGTCCAGAATGATTTTCAACCCTTCAAGAGCAAGGTCTTTACTGATAAATCCGATCTCTCCACCTTCTCCGAGAGGGAAGATTCCGGTCTGCTCCAAAGTCTTAACCAGATCGTCATCGATAAAAAGGCCTTGCCCTTTGGCGTACATGTAAGCAAGCCGGAACTGCTCGATTTCGCTTGTAGTGGCTGACATGATCAAATCGTATGCATCAATTGAATCTAACGATTTAGCAGGCTCGGCTTTTTTAAGCCCGTTGTTGGGGAAAGGGATTATAGGGACTCCGCTGAACATGTGCGGTTGTATTCCTCCAAACCCCTTTGTGAGATCGATATGGAACCCCTGATCGCTGTCTTTGATGTAATAGGTGATATTTGTCTTGTCATACCATTCGGCTATCGTGATCTTTTCAACGATCCCGCCCGCCGTTTTTGATGTAATGAAATAATATCGGATCGCTGCTACGGCCTCGTCTATGCTCTGGTCATAGACATAAATCACTTCCCACGGGTTAAGACGCATCATCCTTACTTCGTTCACTCCAGCAGGGACGTACAAAAGCCGATACCCGATCCCTGTAGCCGCTGCATCCCGGATAGATTCGCTATTTTTATCTTCGGTATAATTGCGATTACTCCAGTCTTTTAGAAAAGTATGGTCCTTATTGTACAAAGATTCGTTAAAAACGCCGTTCGTCTTATAGGCATCCTTGTTTAGACTGGTTGTGACCTCGTTTCCCATATACCCGGTTTTAGTATCGACTATATCGGCAAAAAAATCGTGTGCGATCTTCTCGTTGACCTTTGTGTAGTTTGCGACTTTGTGATTGTATATCGGGACGTTTTTGAGCTGGTACCTGTCCCACATGTTATTGATGTGTCGGCCTTCTCCAAGGAGATGTTCTTCGATGAGTTCTGAAAGCATAAGAGATGTGGCCTCAAGGCCGTCAGATGAGATCGCTTTGATTATGTCAGAAGTGGTTTGCACGCAAATACCCCTTTACATGGCTATCGTATCACACTCTTCTTGTATTGTACAACACAATGGTGATATTTACCAACATAAATGGTATTTTTCGCCTATCTTATTAGATTTGCGCTTATTATCGGTAATGATTTCCTTCTGATTGGGTCTATAGCATAGCGAAGCGAGTCCATGCTATGGTTATAGTCGTCTATTGGCTTCGGCTCGATATTTCCGTCGCGGTCCTGGCTCCATACATATTCCTGAAGCTCTATTATCGTGTTGGTGCTGTTTTTTGTAACATGCAGCCTTTTCCCTATAAGCCAGTCGATACCAGCGCGGATGCTATCTGGTCCCTTTTGGACTCCAACACATCTGATCCCGGCCATCTTCAATTCGTGGATGCTCTTCGGTTCTGCTGAATCTGCCTGTGTCAACTCCTTATCAACCTTCATTGATTTCATTCTTGAGGCTATTTGCTGGTTTGTGAGTTCTTTCTCGTAGATGAGTTCATTTATATAGACATCGTCACCATTGATATAGACATCAAGCAATGCTGCCGGATCGACAGAGAACCCAAAATCAAGCCCCAGGGACCTGCGTGAATGACGTTTCACTTCGTCCGGAATTTCGTCTATAATATCCCAATTCTTAAAGATTGCCCCGACAGAATCGCCGTATTCTCCCAGTAAGAACCGGCGCTTTTTATCTTCCGGTAGATGCTCAAGCATTTCGATATAGTCATCAGGGAGATTCGCCATGTTATCAACAGGGTTAAGGCGCATATGTGCGTACCTGTCTGCATTCGTCAGACTTTCACCCGTCTCTGGATCTTGCCCCTTGATAAATTGCTTATAGCTCCAATGCAGTTTCGAAGGAGGATTACAGTCAAAATATGCCTTGTTTTTAAGTCCCGGAACAGTTTGCGCCAGCCTGGTCAAAACTGTGGTTATCGTTGGATAAGGGATCTGCGACATTTCGTTAAAATAGATGGTTGCATATTCACGCCCCAGGATCTTATCTACTCGATCTTTATCATCGAGTCCATCAATCCATATCTCCGATCCGTTCAAATCTATATAGTGGTCTGTCTGGTTCCATCGGGCTATTTTATCTAGCCCGAGCAGATTTATGATTGTAGGCATAGTATCAAGCCATATCGCTGTTTTCGCATGTGCGAATCGTAGGCGGGCTATTAAGTGACGGCTTCCCGGATATTTCAAAGCCCTCAAAACAATGACAGCCAAGAAGAGAAATGTTTTCCCCGATCTGGCCCCGCCGTATAGCATAATTCTTGTCTTATCTGACTTCAGGATCTCAAGTGCTTCCCTTTGTTTTTCTGTCAGGTTACTGAGTAGATCATATGCCATCGAATTCCTTACCGATGTTTACGCTCATATCTCCGGAGTGCTCGATTTCTTGTTTGTCTCTCCATTTGTCTGGTCGTCTGTTTTTCAACCAGAATATGATTGCGGTTGGATCAGGGGGATAATGCTTAATAGTTGGCACTACAAGAGGCACGCCGTTCTGGTTGAATATCTTGTCCTCTGGATGGCTGTATCCCAATGCTCTCTGATACAAGGCATCCTCGACTTTGCTATCAGGTTCTTCCTTTCCTCTTTTTAAGGACAGTAAAAACTCTTCATGCGCATTCTTCCAGTTGTTCAATGTCTTCTCTGTTATCCCGAGTTCTCCGGCCATCTGCTTGTCGGTCAGACCTGTCTTAGCCATCCAATAGATTATGTTTGAATGATATTCTTTATTGTATTTCGTTGGCCTTCCGCCTGGATGTTTGTCGCTCATCTGATCTCCATATAATGGATTATATCATATTTTTCCTGTTCTGAAAATACCCGATATGATTTACCTGTTTCCGGGTCTGTCTCATAGTGCCTTGCTTGTCTTAAATTGTCAGCTCTGGTACATACAGCATTACGGGTTAATCCTGTTTCTTCTCTAAGTGTTTTTATTGTTATCATTAATATCCCCTGTTTGTGGTTTGCAATAAATAACCTCCCGAAGGCGGTATAAATTCAATTATTTCTGACAGCCCTATATATATTTTTATTCTGGTCTGGAGTGCCGAACCACTCAGAAACCCACTCCTCAAAATATTCGCCATATTCAAGAAGGTCGTTCCATGGTGCAGAAAAATCAGTATCGCGATTAAATCTGTCAGTCTCGTTGATGTAAAAGGTATAGTCTACCGTATCCCAATCAGCCGTCCATTTTTCGAGCTTTAATCCTTTCTTTGTGGCAGATATTGTAAATCCTGCTCTTTCTTTGTTTGATTCATACAATTTCTTTGTCATCTCTTATCTCCTTATGCTGCGAAATATCGCGCTTCTCTATTTTTTTTGATCAACCAATCTTTAACAAAAACTGATCCATCAACGATTGACTGTGATTTAGGAGCCCACATTTCAAATGAGTTATCTTTGCACCCGATTAAAATCGCTTTTTCAGTTTCTTTTAAAACAACAACGGACGAATCCATTTTTACATAACCAGCATGATTTTTTTCTGATTTAATCTCTCTGTAAACTTCTCTAAGATATGATGAAAATAAAGAATTGTATGATACACATGTATAAGCTGTTTCTCTTGTTCTTCTATGCGCTTCCGTAAAAATCTGCTTCTTTGTCATCTCTGTATCTCCTATCTATTTATAATATACTACATATATTGATAGGTATCATGTTTTATATCAAAAATACGTTCTTTTTTTGCTTTTATTTCCTTGTTTTACTTAACGTGTGTTATGCGCTTATATATGTATATCTCCGTATGGCATTTAATCCACCTCCCTATTCTACCCATAATCCAATAGTGAATGACGCTTGTTCTTTGATTGGCAAATTATTACCGTATGTTGACGAATTATATGTGCCTTCTATCGTGATGATTCTGTTACTTCCCTGGTCATTGTCTAAATCGTCAGCTCCGAGAACTATTGTCACTGTTGCTGCTGGCGATATGACGACACTTGACCGGCTGTTTATAACTTTACCAGCATCATCGGTAAGGCTCCAGGTTAAAGCGGATGGAGTTACAGCCGTTCCGTCGGCATCTGCAAATGAACATGTTATGACATATGTACTGCCATTAATGGCTTTAGTTGTTAAGTCTGTCATAATCACGCATCCGCCGCAGCAAATGTATAAGTAAGATTTAATGTATCGCCAGACACAACAGATCGATCTCCATCGGTTAAAGCTCCGGCGCTCATCAATACACCAGCTGTCC